ATTATATTGTTTTATTACTACGAGATAATAACACATTTATAAAATACTACGAGATAATATATATTTTTGTATTTCTACGAGGAAATATATATTTTATAAAGTATATACGAGAATAGGCATATTAAATCATATAGATACGAGAGAGAACATAGTTATATTAAAGAAATATATGGAAATATGTAATATTTTCGTATATTTCTGACTATATTAGTATATATATGAACGATAGTGAATATATATACTATATAAGGTATATACTATATAGTATATAGTACTATATAGTACTATAAGGTACTATATAGGTATATAGTATGTATATATAGGGATGATATAGATAGTGGAGTATGGAAATGTTTAAATAATAGTAAATTCTTACAATTTGTATGGAATACACGACACTCCCTGCGGGTTTCATTGAAACCTACGAAACAAAACTAGAAGACTCCCCACTCAAGCCCAGTTGGGGCAAAATCAATGCTCTATCAAATGAAGACCCCTCCATCTTCTCCAAATGGTACTTAGGCATCACTCCCTTTCACTACCAAGACCAAGTCCTAAACGACTTCTCAAAAAGGATGATTGTTTGTTCTTCTCGTCAGATTGGTAAGACCTATGTGGTGGCTATTAAAGCACTTCACTATGCAATGTTCAATCCAGGAAAGAAGGTTCTTGTCTTTTCAAGAAACCAAAACCAATCAAAGAAGTTCCTAAGGCAGATGAGACAACTAATGTACGATGGAATGCAACATGTCAAACACATCACAGACAAAAGCAACACATACATGAATGAGGAACCTCAATGGATGTTCCCACAAGACTTTAGTAAAACAGAACCAAACAACTCTTCAGAATTCTCACTAACTAATGGTTCAACAATAATGAGTCTCCCAGCTACAGATAGTGCTAGGGGATTTACAGGTGATTTGGTAATTGTAGATGAAGCTGGACATGTCCCAGATGAAATCTTTGAATTAGTCATAGAACCAACAGTAAGATTCACTGGTGGAACAATAATTCTTCTGTCTACTCCAAATGGACAGAAAGGCTTCTTCTATGATATCTTTGACCCAGCAGATAAAAGAACAGAACATGAATACACAAGATACTGGTGGCATTGGGAGCTCTGTCCAAATGAACACATAAGGAAAATGACAGAGGATAGAAAGAAAACCTTAGACCCACTAAGATTTGCTCAAGAGTATGAAGCACAATTCACATCAGACTCCAATGCATTCTTCCAAGCAAGAAAAGTAAAGGAAGCTATAGACAGTGACCTTCAAATCATCTATGGTGATTTAGAACAAGAGTACGTATGTGGCATAGACTATGGAGTAACCAAAAGCAAAACAGTTGTAACTCTCTCAAGACTTGATGAAAAGAGAGGAGATGTAATCCTCTGCTACCAGAAAACATTCGCTAGTGGATATGACAATGCACAACTACCACAATTCTTGAATGATTTAGAAACAAGGTTCAACATCACAAAGTATGTTGTAGATGATTGTCCACAAGGAGAATCACCAAACCAAGCATTAGAGAGAGCAGGCAAACCAGTTAGAAGAGTTTACTTTGGAACAGAGAAGGTTGGAGCCTTCTTTAGATTCAGAACTGCTTTAAACAAAAGAATAGATGATGATTCAACTGATGGATACAGAGTAAGGTATCCAGACATTAGAGAACTCATAAATGAAATGTTAGCAATGCAAATCAAAGATAGTAGAAGTAGAGCTGCATTCATCATAGAGAAACCTCAAGGAGGAAGTGATGATAGAATTGACAGTTTCATTCTATCCACCCTACCATTCTTAGAAGAAGAAAAGAGAGAGTTCAGGAGCTACTTAGCATGAGAGACGAAATAGAAAAACAAATCAAAGACAAGGAAAAGAATATCAAAAGAGTTCAAGAGAACATCAAGATAGAAGAAGAGAAAATTAAACTACAAATGAAAAATCCTAGACCAATCAATCCACAGTTTGAATTTGAATTAGATGAAGCCTATATCAAAATTGTTGTGAAGAGTTTAGAACTTGAATGGAAACGAAAGAAAGAAGATATGCTTGATGCAGTTAAATCTGCTAAGGAATCTGTAAAGGAACTCAAAAAAGAACTATCCCAAACAGAGGAAAGAAGAGACTACACAGGATAATGGTAAATAGACTTTACAAAAAACTAACCAAAAATGAAGAGGTAATGCTTTGGAAAGAAACCATGCAAGTTTGGAGAGACCACCCAAGATGGTTTCTTGAGAACTTTGAAAAACTTCCAGAGTATAAAGTTTCTTGGAACAACTATAGCAGAGTAAGGATACAATGTCCAGAATGTTTAGAGTTTAATTACCCAAGAGTAGAGAAATGCAAGCAATGCCATTCACCACTCAAAAATAAGAAAACTCATACGTTTGGAGTGGGAATTCCACCAAAATCAGCTCAAAATGTCTAAAAATAGGGCTAAAATCCCTTTAAAATAGAAACATTTATAAACTAAAAGTATCCTTATATAATAGTGTAGTAAAAGATGTTTTTACTACTTATATTGGATTAATCACAATGGAAATCGTATATAACGATGAAATACTTCAGAGGGCTTCTCGGGGGTACATCCAAGGCTACTATGCTGAGGACCAAGCTACTGCCGACAAGCCTTCATTACACACACTTCTAAGAGCTTACCGAGAGGAGCCTACTGTTCAAGCAGGCATCAAGGCACTAGCAGATGAAATAGTGAAAAATGGGTATGTCATAAAAGGCGTAGATAAAAAACTAACCAAAAGGGTCGAGAAAGAACTTAAAGGTAAGTTTAGATTTAAGAGACTCTTAAGAAGAATAGTTTACAACTCTTTGATTTATGGAAACTCATTCATAGAACTCACATACAAAGGTAACGCTGTTAGTGAACTACATCTACTTGAAACAGAAGAGATGAGTATTATTGCAGATGAGCATGGTGAAGTTATAGCTTATGAACAAGAACACGAAGGAAAGAAAGTTCAGTTTAGTACTGATGAATGTGTTCACTTAAGTATCAACAACATAACAAGTGGTATGTGGGGTGAAGCAGACATAAAGACACTGTATTCAACAATTGCTTTAAAACAATTCCTTGAAGGTTTTATTACAAACCTCTTCAGATTCAACAAATTTAGAGATGCATGGAGTATCAAGGAAGCAGATGAAGTACAAATCAAAAACTTTGTTAATGACCTTAAGTTAGCAAGAGACCAGCCAGAGAAAGAACTTGTTATAGATGGCGAGATATCAAAGATAGCTGGTAGAGAAATTAAGGACATAAATAACTTAGTAGACCTTCTGAATTATACACGACAACAAATCCTAACATTACTAAGGGTACCACCAATCATTGCTGGTATCCCAGACAATTCAAATAGGAGCAACTCTGAAGTTCAATCTAGAAAAGCATTTGATGGTAGAGTCACATCTCTACAAGATGTAATAGAAGATGAATTTACTTTAGAGTTATTCCCAAAACTAGGTTGGGCTAATGCAGAATTCACATTTGCACCAATCGATAAAAGAGCAGAGAAAGACGATATTGAAATCGCTGTTGCTCTTAAAAACTTGGGCTTAGACAATGACTCTTTGTTGCAGTATATCAAAGATGTTGGAATCCAACTACGAGACGGAGCAACACTTGAGAATACAGCAACAGGTCCAGACCCATTCCCACCAAGCAGAAAACCAGTCGACAAATCTGCAGAGATGGATGAGAAGACGGGTGAAGAATCCACAACAAGAGAAGACCAACTAGAAAGGTCTGAAGCAGTCTTAGACCAATATGCAGAAGAGGTACTTAACAGATGATAGCATTCACCAAAGTAAAAATTATTAAAGTACCAAATGTAGAAGAGCTTAATGCAATTCTATTTGACATACAACAAGAAAAAGTAAACATTGTAAAAGTAGATTACATGACAACACTTCCAGATGGAACAATGTACTTTTCAGTTCAGTATCATGCAAACATAGATACAGATTTAGAGAAGTTGGAAAGTGTTGAAGAAACGCAAGAAGAGAACCTAGAGGAAGGAACATAAAAACTACTTAAAATGCCAATTGAAATTTTAAAGAAACTACCAAAGAAGGCAAGACAGATTTGGGAATCTGCATATGCTGCTGCAAAAGAAAAGTATGGTCCAGAGAGAGCAGCAAAGATAGCATGGGCTGCAGTTAAAAAGAAATACAAGAAGAAGGATGACAAGTGGGTAGCAAGGTCTGAATCATTCATAGCAAAATCTGAAAAGATTCTTTGTAGGTCAGAACTTGGTGACATTTCAAACGATTACTTTGTAGAAGGAATCTTAGCAACTAGTCAAGTTCAAAAAGATAATGTAAAACTAACCAATGAATTATTTAATGAGATAGTAAATGACTTCAATTCAAATAAACTATTCTCACCAAAAGCAGATATTGAACATGTTGGTTCATTAAAGGAAAAAGGCTTTAAAGTTGACATACCAGAGACAGATGAAGATATCATGAGATTTGTTGAGCTTGATGTTAGACAACTAGATGATGGTACTTATGGATTGTATGGAAAAGCACAACTAGATAGAACTGTTAAAAACTTTGAGAAGATTTGGTACAAATTACAGAACAAGTTCTATGATTCTTTTAGCATAGAGATTTATCCTAAACAAGGAACTAAGAAAATCAATAGAACAGAGGATGGAAAGATTATTGAAGAGTGGTATGGTGGCACTCTTAAAAAAGCAACCATAACAGGTAAGCCAGTTGATAGAAAGGCTAGCATAACCAAGATTGAGAAAAGATGAATGGACAACCAAAAGTATTAGTAGCTTGTCCAACATATGAAGGTAAGAACTACTGTGTTGACAAGTGGATAAAACAAGTAAAAGAACTTAACTATAGCAACTACGATATCTTATTGGTGGATAATACTAATGATGGTGGAAAAAATGCTAAGTGGTTAAGTGAAACATATGGCATAGAAGTAATACATCACTATGACAAAACTTATCCTGATGTTAAATACCTTATGGCTAAATGCAATGAAATCATAAGGAAAAGAGTGCTAGATAAAGGTTATGACTATTTATTTAGTCTTGAAGCAGATGTGATGTTAAAGAACCAAAACGTAATAGCAAAATTCATAAACTATGGGATACCAGTAGTATCTGGTGTTTATGATATAGGACCTATTGGATATTCATATCCTTTAATTCAACAGTTCTTTAAGAATGTTGAGGGTGGACCTGAAAGATATTTTTCACGTCAATTGTTTTGGGAAGAAATATATGAACACATGAATGGTAAAGTGAAACAAGTTTATGCTTGTGGTATTGGATGTACCTTGATTGACCAAATTGTCTTAAGCAAGATTAAATTTAGGGTAGATTATGGACACAAACATGTGCATGCAGACTCAATGTTTTACAAAGACTTAGCTGGGCTTAAAGTTGATGCATATCAAGATACAGCAGAATATTGCACACACCTAAGAAATCAAACTTGGGATGAAGTGTATGCTATTCGAGGAATTGAATTTGAAAAGGAAGTTAAATAAAATGGATGAAAAAAGAACAAATGAAGAGAGAACAGATGAAGAGATTAATGAGGAGCGTTTAGATTTGAGCAAGACAAGAGGACATCCTCATGGCTTTAAAGATATTGAAAAATTAAAAGAATTAATTAAAGATACAGATAAGCAGATATGGTATGAAAAACAACTTGCTAAAATAGATGAAAAGAAGTTTGAACTTATGACTAAGTACCCAAAGAAAGTAAATATAGATTTTGAATATGAAGGTACTGATGAATGGACAAACCTTGCAAGGGAATATCATGCATTAAAGATGGAACCAACTTTAATTGAACATGAAATGCAGATTAAATCTTTAGAAGATAGGAAAGAAGGGTTTGAAAAGATGATTGAAACTGCTGAGTTAGAAAAGGATGAAACTAAAGAATTAAAAGAACAAATCAAAAATAGAAAGGTGAAAGAAGATGGAAACGGAAAATAAAGAAAAGGAAACACCAAAAGAAGAACTTACTACAGAAGAAATAGCAAAAATAGATAAAGAGATTGCTGATGATGCTACAAAGAAATTAGAAACTGCTAAGAAAGAAATTAAAGAAGAAGTTAAAACAGAAATAAAGGAAGCAGAAGAACAAGTGAAAGAAAAAGAGAGAGTAGCACAAGTAGAGGAACAAAACAAATCATACTCAAACGAGATTGAAGCGATTAAGAAACAGAATGAAGAATTAAACAAAAAGATTGAAGAAATTAGCACACAAAGAAAAGGTTTAGTATCAAGTGAAAATCCTAATAAAGAACCACAAAAGAAGGAACCAACTTCAGAAGAAATAATTGAGTTGGCAAATGACAATGCTGGAGATAGACATGAGATGGAAATGATGCTAAAAAAGACATTGGGGTTAATTTAATCATACTAAAATTTATTGGAGGATAAAATGAGTGAAAAATTATTGTTAAGAGCATTCCCAACAAATACTTTTGATTCGGCTGAAGCAGCTGCAGGGTATTTAAATCCACAGATTTGGAACAGAAAGATTGAAGAATTTGCACAAGCAAATTTAGTCATAGCTCCCTTGGGAATACAAAATGATGAGTTGTTTAACAAGCCAGGAACTCAATTGAACATTGCAGTAGATGCAGCCATAGTGGCAGAAGCACTAACTGAGACCACTTCAATTCCAGTTTCATCTCTTAGTTACACACAAGTAACTGTAACGCCAACAGAATATGGTGGTGCATTCCAGATTACTAGGAAAGAGATTGATAGGGCATTTAACAACTTACTAGATGAAAAAGCAGCTTCTGCAGGATATGCATTGGCTAAAATAAAAGATTCAACTATTTATGCTGCATTAGTATCAGGTACTGGTAGTACAATATATCCAAATAGTGTTACAGTCGATACAGACTTAGCATCTACAGATATAATGAGCACAGACTTGATTGCAGATGGTATAAATGCATTGAGATTAAATGATAGAGAAGCAAGGTATTTGGTTGTACATCCATACCAAGAGAATGAACTATTGAAGACTTCTGACTTCATTGATGCTAGCAAATATGGTGGCAGAGAAGTAGTTATGAATGGAGAAATTGGTAAGTATCTTGGATTGAGAGTATTCTCAACTACACAAGCAACTACAGCTGGTGTTGGAATTACAAGTTCTGATACAGGTTATAACGCATTAATCTTAGGACCAAGGTCTTTTGTTATTGCAAGAAAGAGAGCACCAACAATTGATACAAAATATGAGCCATTGGATAGAGCATTCACTGTAGCATATGTTGAAGATTGGGCAGCTTCCGTATTGAATGCAAATGAAATTGTTACAATGGTAACATATGCATAAATACAACTTTAAATTGAGAGATTCAATTCTCTCTTTTTTTATTATTATAAACTCTTACCAATGCAATTGGTAAGTTTTAATTGTCTGTAATCGACATCTAATTATAAACCCGAAGAGGAAAACTAAATGGCAAATGATATTATTATCAAAGACCCACACACAGGCCTACCAGCTAAAGTAACAGATAACAATTTACATGTTATGAACTTTGGAACACTTGTTCCAGAAGAGTATGACTATATTGCTTTAACATATGTAGCAAGTGGAGATGGAGAGGGAGAAGTCGAGACAGTAGTCTATAAAAGTGGAGGTTCTGGCGGAACAACTGTAGCTACATTAACATTAACCTATAATTCTGATGATGAAGTAGCAACTGTAACCAAATCATAATGGCGTTTAAATTTAATCCATTTACTGGAGAATTGGATAAAGTAAATACTGATGCACCAACTAAAGCAGAGTGGAATCAGGATGGATTTGAGAATCTTACAGATTCAACTATATCCTTTGTTGATGGTACAAGAACATTTACAATAGAACCAGCATCAACAGAATTTAGTTTTTATTCTTATGGTGTGAAATTTACAAAGTCTTCTGCACAAACTGTAGTTATTGATGACACAGAAGGACTTTGGTTTATCTATTTTGATAGTGCTGGAACTTTAACAGCAAGTCAAACCCCTTGGGATTTTGTTTCTGGTTATGCTTTTGTAGCAGTACTTTATTGGGATGCAGACTTAAACTCTGCAATAGGAATTGGAGAAGAAAGACACGGAATGTCAATGTCTCCAGCAACACACGCATATTTGCATTTAAATGTAGGAGCAGTATGGAATTCTGGATACACTCCATCAGTTACAGTAGATGGAGATGGAAGCTTAGATGCACATGCAGAGATACAATCTATTTCTGCTGGTGTCACATATGATGAAGATATTCAATTATCATCTGCAGAACAAACCTCTTATGAGATGTGGTATAAAGATGGTGCTAGTGTAGATTGGAGAAAAGAAGATGTTAGTGCAGCAGCAGTTGCAATAACAACAGATAGGCCAGACTACAATCAGTTTACTGGTGGTGCTTGGCAGAGAACAGAAGTCTCAAACAACAAATTTACATTGACCCATGTGTTTGCTACGAATTCAATTGAATCAACAAAAGGAATTCTTGTCATGGGAGAAAATGAGTATGCAACAAAGAAGGATGCTCAAGATGGTGCTTTAACAGAAATAGCATCACTTACAACAGGAGCACTACCTACTCCAGAATTTACTATAATAGCTACATTCATAATTGAATGTAGAGATTCATATACTAATGCATATAATGCAAGATTGGTTTCAACTTCTGATGGGGATGACTTTGTAGACTTTAGAGAAAGTGAAAAGACTGGTGTTGGAGCAGTAGCAACAGACCATGGAAATTTAGCTGGGTTGTCTGATGATGACCATACTCAATACTTGTTAGTTGATGGCACAAGAGCAATGACTGGCAATCTAGATATGGGTGATAATAACATTGTTGATGCACACTATGTTGGTGTAGGAACTTCCATATTTCAACAAGATGTTAATGGAATAACAACAGATGCACATTTAGTTTCTGTAGTTGATAGTGAAGCAACACATGTTGCAGCAGCATTTGCAGAACATGGAAACACTGCAATTAAAGGAGTCACAACATATGGAGCAAGAAGTAGAGGAACTGCAGCAAGTCCAACTATTGTTCAAGATGGAGATAATATTTGGGATATGATTGCTATTGCATATGATGGAACAGATTATGCACAAGTAGCAAGAATAGATATGGAGATTGATGGAACTCCAGGAAATAATGATATGCCTGGAAGAATTAAGTTTAGTGTTAGTCCTGATGGTGGTCAGACACCAGCAGATGCATTACTTATTTCACAAGACAAGAGCGTGAAGTTCTTTGGGAATTTAACAGATGGAACCAATACAGTAACTATGGCAAACATCAAGACTGCTTATGACCATTCACAAGATAACACACAAGCACATTCAGATTACTTACTGAATAATGTAAGTGATGTATTTTCAGGAATATTTTTAACTCTTTCATCTGGTTCTGGTGGCACAAGTGGATTAAAAATAAATAACTCAGCATTAGCTGGAGACCCCGCAATTCAATTGCAATTAAGTGGGTCTACTAAAGCATTGTTCTTTGTAGATGATAGTGATTCAGATAAAGTAAAAATTGGTGCTGGGTCTTCTACAGCATCAGGAATGAATCTAGCGTTTACAGTTTCAGATACAACTTGTTTGACAAATTTTACAGTTAGCAAAGCAAGTTTTGTTCAAACTGCTGCTGTAGCTTTTTCAACTGGTGATGCTACCCCAGCAGTGAATAAAGGAAATTCGTTTCAAACTGCAAATGTTGGAGCAACAACTATAACTGATTTTGATGGTGGGTCTGATGGGCAAGTTATATTCTTGAAAGTAAATGATGCAAATACAACAATAGCAGATAATGCAAATATTAATACACAAACTGGTGGAAATTTCATAGCATCAAGTGGAGATAGAACTGCCTTCTTTTCTTATAGTGGTGTTTGGGAAGAGTTTGGTAGAGCAACTGCCGCAAGAGGATATGTTTCTGTAACTACCACAGCAGATGCAACTGCGAGTGCTGCAGAGTATGATATATTTGATGAAGACAATTATGCAGCTTTTACTTCAACAGCAAATGTAACATCAAATCTTATTACATTCACACAAGCAGATGGTAGATTTACCGTTGCCGAAGATGGGATATATGTTATGATGATAAAAATTAATGCAACAGCAGCATCAACTGGAGCAGTAACTGTTAAAGTTAAGGATGGAGGAACAGCCTTTTATACAGATACAAACTTTTATATTCATACATCGGTAGACCCACAAACAATGACAATTCCATTGGCAAGGTCTCTATCTGCAAATGATTACATAAATGTAACTGTAGATGGTGGTTCAAATGTAGTTGCAGAGTCCGGATGCACATTTACAATGTATAAATTATAGGAGAAAAAATGGCAAGTATAACAATAACAGTACTTGATGAACATGTACCTATTTTACTAGACGCAAAAGAAGCATATGCACCTGAATTAAATAATGAACAATATATCAAAAGACTATTGAGGGACGATGTGGTTAAATTTAGAAGGAATCAATTATATGACCAAAATAATGATACAATCAAACAAGCAGTTGAAGATTTGTTTGAAGGAATGAGTTAAAATGATAGAATATGAAACGGAACAAGAAAAGGAAGTACTAGTAAAATTATGTGACCTGGCGTTAAAGGCAAATGGATTAGCTGTTAAGGGCGGGGTTGACTTTATACTAAATTCACTTAGAAAGAAAGAAGTGAAGCCAGAAGAGGAGAAACAAGAACAAGAAGAAGTTAAGCAGGAGGAATAATGGCATATACAACAGAAGCAAATGTAGAAGCATATATGGGGGAATCATTCGATGGAGCAACCACGCCAAGTTCTACAGATATTACACTCTTTATTACATGGGCTCAAGCAATGATAGATAAGTATACTGGAACTAAGTTTGAATCAACCACAGTAACTGATGAGATACTAGATAGTGAGGGTGGTGTTCGCTTTAAATTACCAAAGAGACCAATCATATCCATAACCAACTTTAATGTTGATGAGGGGGGATTAGGTAATGCTACAGATTGGGTAGCAAGAACAGAAGGTAGAACAAGTGCAGAAGATTTTGTAATCCTTGAAGAAGAAGGAGTTTTGTACTTTCATAATGATACCCCACCATGGGGAATTCAAAATATAAAGACCACTTATGCTTATGGGTACTCTTCAGTACCAACCGACGTAGCAAAATTAGCAACATTATTAGTAGTAAGAGAAATAGTTAGAGGAAGAATATCAGATAATATTTATAGTTCACAAGATAGCATATCTGTAGGACCAATAAGTGTTAGTAAGGCTGGTTCACAATCAACTTCAGCAGTGGCTGAATTGGAATCAGAAATTAAAGATTTATGGAAAGCAATAGGAAGATTTAAATCTATCCTTCATTAAAATGGCAATTGACATGACTAAAACTAGGGATGCTATCCGTTCAGTGATAGAGAATTATGGAACAGCAATTACAATAGATAGATATGTACACACCAAAGATAAATGGGGTGATTGGTCAAAGGGAACTAAGACACAAGTTACAACTGTTGGCATTCCGTATAATTACTTTAGGGATAGATTTGGATTTCAACCAGTTGGAGACATGTTAGAAGGAGATATGAAGATAATTATAAAAGATGATGACATAGCATTACCACATAATATAACTGTAACTGATGAATATAGATATGAGATGACATATGATAGTAAGACATATAGAGTAATTGCATGTGAGACTTTTATAGTTGCAGATGTAGTTCTAGCAAAAGAAGTAACAATGAGTGCGGTGCAAACATGACAACGGCAGTAACAACAGCAAGGATAAGGGAATTAGTATTTGAGAACATATATGATAAATTAACAGTTAGTATGTCTTCTGGGACAGTTACAGCAGCATTCATCGATGATGTTCAAGGCTTCCCACAAGTTGTAATCAACCCAGCAACAGTTTCAATAAACAACCTCGTGTTGAATAGAGGAACAAGACAGTATGATGTTGAGGTAGAGATTGAGATATTTGCAAAGAAGAATAAAGAAATAGACACTATCACTGATGAAATACATACAGATTTCACAGCAGATGAAGCTAACTACCAAACAGCAAATATGTATCTACAAAATATAGAAGATACAACAGAAGAGACAGTTATATGGAATAACACAAAAGTTCATACTAAATCAATATTAGTAAATTTCCAATTAAACCTATGATAGAAATAAGAGTAAACTCAAATGAAATAGAACGAAGCATTGGTAAACTTACTAAGAAATTAGAGAAAGCAATGCCAAACATACTTAGAAAGTCTGCAATGTCTACAAGGAAGGAACTTAGAAAGCATGCAAGTAGATTTGCATTTGAAGGCGATTTAATGGAAGGAATAGTGCTTGGTAAAACAAGTAGTAGAAGAGCAACAGTTAAGATTACTGGAACTGCAGCAACAGAAGCAATGCTTGCAGAGTTTGGTCCAACTGGTAGTTTGATTGGATACAAAAGAACAGTCTACCTTGGAAGTAGTAATGACCAAAAGTTGAAGAGATGGGCACAATCAAGATTAGGAAGGACGAAAGGAAGATTAAGGCTTGGTGGTTCTGCTGGTGGTAGAACTAGTTGGGGTAAACCCTCACATAGGTTTATGTCAGCAGAAAGGAGAACAAGACCGATTAGAGTGAAACAAATTATAAAAAAGGAACTTAGTAAAGTTAAATAATTATTGGAGGATAAAATAAAATGGCAATCTGGGAAGCAAGAGAAGCAACAGTTAACATTGGAGATACTGTTGGTACTGTTCAAGGTTCATCCACATTACTTTCACAAGTATCTGTTACTGATTTTTCAGGCAGAGTTAAGGATGTTAGTATTACTGGTGGAGAGAGAGATGTAGAATCAATTCCATTATTGGGGACTACCTCTGGTTATGCAAACCAAGAAGTATTCCAAAATTCAGTTGGTTCATTAAGAGAACTATCAATGACTATGGTGTATCAGGATACAGACGTAACATTATTTGCATCTGGAACTGTAGCAACTAGTGGAACTGCATCTACTTATACAAGAATTCAAGGTGACCAAGATGTTACACAAAGAGCAGTGTTGGTTTCATTTAATAGTGGAAGTGACTATGTAAATGTTCTATTGAACAATGCATATGCAATTAAACTTGGAGACTTAAAGATAGAAGCAGATGGACATCTAGAACAAGAAATTGTATTTAAGTGTTTAGCAAAAGATTACTATGAAGAGAGCAATTTATAAGCTCTCAAATAGTAGGAGATAAAATGGAAGAGAATAAGGAAATGAATGTTCAAAGAAGCTTTAAAGTATCAGGTATGCCTATGTCTCAATGGCTTAGGTGGGAACAAAGTTGTATAGATAACTTTGGTGACTGTTATTGG